GTGATTGCATTTTCCACCCTTGAACTCATATTGCTCTTAGCTATCTTGTGTTTAGCAATATCAATAAAGAAATATCTTTTTTTGCCATAAGGAGGCACCCTACTATCTCCTGATTTAGTAAAATATTGATCTTCTAAATTATTCTTTACTTTTTGAACAAAATGTTCTATTTCGTTTTCGCTATTAAATGATAACTCCCCTCTTTTCCACTTCTCTTGAGCCCACTTATATATAGCATTAAAAGAAGCCCTTACTCCCCCACTCTTACCATCATTAACAAGCCACATATATGGCGTGTCGTTGGTAATTAAAAGAGATATGCTATCAGAGCCTATTTGGATTCTATCTTTAAATCCATTATATAACTTACCTGAAGCTATATGCTTTTGATTTTCTAATTCTTTCTTAAGAGCTCCTATTATAATTGGAGATTCTAACCTTAAAGCATCTTCTATGAATTTATATTGACTCATTAATCAGATATTTTTTTAGCTATTGTTCCTGCGTTTGAATAACCAGATTCAGGACTACTTATTGTTGCATCAATCCTACCGCTAGAACCTGATAAAGATGGAAACATAAATTCGCTTGTAGCTCCTTGACTGTCAGTAGATTCAAAAACCATTGTAAGGCTTGCTGCGAATTTTGCACAATTAGTGCCTGCCGTTCTCTTTACAGAAAATATAACCCCCTCCCCTTCAGTTAATGTGAGTTTATTATAAGTAGCTGCAGCGTCTGCAGAATTTAAACTTAAAACATATTCATTATGAGTAGAAGTGAAATCAAGGTCTTGTGAAAATATTAAATTCATAGCAGTGTTAGATAGACCTGCCACATCTGCTGTTTTACTCCATGCACTAACAGTTATAGTTTCAGCAGCACATGAATTTGAACCTGTTGCCACCATATACCCACGAACACTTTTAACATGACCTCCGTAAGGTGCTATAAATTGTGCGTGTTTTGCTATAAATTTATTATTGTAACTAACTCCATCTACAAGAATAGTTCCTGCACTTGTGGTAAATTGAGGATTGTGAAGCTCTGAAGAAAAATAGTCATTTGAAGTGTTTTGAGAATTACTAAATCGCATTCTTACATTTGCAGCTATATGCGTAGGAGCTGCAGTTACTAAATCAAATGTAGTAATAGTATCTAGCCCTGAATTAAGCCTAGTTCCTGATGCCGTTACACTTCTACCTGTTATATTTCTTGTTTTTCTTGTCATTTTTTATTTGTCTATGGGACAGGTTGTGGTACAGGCTCAGTACTAGAACCATCTTCATTTATCCCTCCCCCACCATTATTATTAGTGTTTATCCACACGCCTTCTGTAGGCAAGCTAACTCCTATAGCTGTTGAAAATTGATGAAGAATAACCTTAGTAGGAACATTTAGGTGCGGCTGATAATCCACAACCTTAATAACTCTGTAATACACTCCATCAATATAAACCATCTTTCTGAAATTAAGCTGCACTATATCTGCTATTTTTAAGTCCATATAACAAGTCCTTATTTTAGGAACTTCTAATAAGCCACTAATCATTGAACTGTAATACCTTTGGTAAAGACCCTTACCTATTTGATCTCCCACCGCATTATAACTGTTGTCTGAAGGGTCATAATCTTGAGCCCAATAATTACCATAAGACAATCCAAACTGATTCGTAAAGTCATATCTATTAATAAAAGACGCAGAAGTGTAAAATGCATTGTCTAGATTATTACCAGAATAATAATTTTGACCTGCTGCTGTAACATCAGACACTTGAACCCTTCTAGAATTAAATCTATGGCTTGTCGTCCCCTTAGATTCTACATTAAATCCTTGCCATAAAGGAGCATGGTCTGCAGGCATACTCATCTTATTATAATATAACATTCTAGGTAAATACTCTACACCTTTTTCTTTAGCTCCCCAAGCATCTTCCCATAACGCTGCTGCATAAAAATTAGTCCCAGGAGTGTCTAACACAGCTATATTCATACCTTGAGAATCATAAGTACCTGCAAAGAATGGGTTTTCAAATATTGAATCTCCTTTAGGGTATAAATCTCCTAAATCCATAATTTTAGGATAGTTGTCTCCTACACCCTGAAAGAAATTATCACTCATATATTTTACCCTCCAATCTTTATCGTCTGTTTTGTACTTGAATATCATTCTTCTTGCAAAGTCGGTTTCAATAAAGGATTGATTATCTACTTCATTTCTAGCTAACTTCCAAGTCCAATCTAAAGCATCGGCAGGGGGTAAATAAAAATCAGAGAAAGGCTCTATAGTAACAGTCCTAGAATCCTCGTCTGTGCTAAATTGAAGATTAAAAGAATGAGCCACTCCTTTTACGAAATCAAGCTGACTTTGTTCCTTAGAGAAAACATCTTGCAGATTATAAACCCCTCCAAATACAGGTATCTCAGGTTGTGCCAACTTAATACTAACCTTTCCATTTGAAGCTGCCCAATTCTGATAGCGTGTTCCAATTAATTCAAGTTGTATATCAACATGAGTTTTACCGTCAGTATAATTATCATCAGGGTCTTTTACCTCCATTTCTATCAAAAATCCAACAGTTAATCTAACAGTATCTCCTTTATTGAAATACCCTGTAAATGTGCGAGTGTCTAAAGTACCTCCTGTGCCAATATTATCTCCAGAAGGCCAAAAAGTTCCGCCTGTTAAATTTTGGTCATCTTCCGTAACACCCTCTCTGTAGCTCCAATTAGTTTCTCCTACACGTTTAGTCATAACTCTTATCCCTCCATACAAGCCTTTTATTCCTGTATTTGCATGGCCAAGGTCTCCTCCTCCACTCCATCCTCCTGAAGCTGCATTCGCTATATTAACATACCACATTATATTTTCTGTAGTTATATCATAATATCCTGCCTCTGGAATTACCCACTTAGAATAGTAAGGCCAATTGGCAGTACCTAACCCTGCAGTATCTATCTGTAAGTCTTGCTGTAACAGGGTAGCTGTATTGACATTCACTCCTACAGAAGGCTGAAATCTTCCACTACCACAATCTCCCACCACACAAGTAGCACAGAGCCCTCCTGCATTATGAAACGCTATTCCTGTACTTGTTCCCAATCCACTTACTGCAAAATTGTTTGGGGTAAGCGAAGAATATGTACCTGAACTATTTGGAAAATTGCTTCCTGTAATTTCAGTAGTCATGTCAAAAAACTTTAAGTCAGCACTTGTAGGGGGCGAGCCACCACAACTTGTATCTTTAAAATTTCCAATATAAGAATTAGCTTGCCATCTATCGTCAGGATTGTTATAAAGAAAGTTGGGAGAAGCGTACAGTAATTTTTTAAAATTAGAGCTTTCTATAAAGTTAGATGATATTTTGTATCCTATATCGTTAAATATCTTGTGTATCATATTGTAAATCCACACCATAGGTCTCCAATCATTTACAGGCTCCTTTTCGCTGAATATGAGCCCAAGAGCATTCAAACCTGTAGCATAACTATAAGCAAGTCCTGTGTGATTCACATCATAAGCTACATTATCCATATAATCTTCTTCCCACACCTCTCTGATTAACTGCATTGAAGAACCGTAATTAAAGCCTGTTTCATTAGTGTAACCATATGTAGCTACAGGATAAACAACAGGAGAGGTATTTACCGTATTAGTTCCATCTATTTGTGTTGAGCTATCACAACTATCTGCTTGCCATGTTTTTACTATATTTTTAGCCGACAACTTAAGGTCTGTAGAGTTCTCAAGCTGTAAGTCGCTTAAAAACTTATCATCTAAAAGTGTGCTCCACCCTAGATTGTCCCCCAAGAAAACACAACTATAAAATATAGGCTTATCATTCAGTCTCTCCACGCCTTTTATCTCTAACAATCCTACTAATGAATATAAATCGCCTACTAATATCCTGCATTTTAGGCGTTCTGACATTACAACCCCAAGATTATTAGAGTTAGCTATATTAAAATGCTTTAATATTTTGTTATTGTTTTTAGTAGCAGGGATGTTAAAGGTTTTGCTGTAAGAACCTTTTCTTGCGTCAATTTGTGAAGGGTCATTTACTGCAAAAGTTAAGGCTAGAGGAAAGTCATCTGTGGTGGATGCGTCTAATCGTCCTCTCACTATAGCAGGATTAGCCATTGTTCTATACAAATCCACATAACCCAACTCCATAGAAGTTAAATTATTTACGCCTAACTTTATTCTGTTGAGGTTCTGATCTCCTTGCACAAAATCCACAGAGAATTTAACATAGGTTCCGTTCGTGCCATCACACCCAGAACAAATATCTGAAGGGCCAAATAGAGGTATATTTGAACCTCCTTGCCCATGACCTATTAAAGAAAGAGTACCACCTCTATTGTACCATTTGACCACTAAAATTACCCTGTAAGAAAATCCCTCTTGAAAATCAAAGGGCTGTTCAAAATTAAGGTCAGCACCTGAACCTCCTGTTGTTTTAATATTTCTACCTCCTGAGATATTCCATTGAGCTCCATTAACCCAACAAGAATTATTATTAAAAGTAGCATTACATAGTAGAACATCTCCACTTATAGTATTTGCACCTGCCTCTAAAATCTCTATAGATACATCTTTTGAAGCCATATATTTTAATTTCTTTGGGTTACTACTGCATGAGCATGAGTATATTCAATCTCCATAGTTACTAAGCCTTGAGCATCATCATAAATATCCACCGAGGAATTAGTTATAATAATTGGCGAGTATTCCATGTTAGAAGGGTGTCTACCATCCATAATGTCCCCACTCTGTATAGCACTTACACTTCTGTATGCTGTCTTGTAAAGAAGAGAGGTGTCGTCTGGAGTAACCCCAACTGTTTCATGTTCCGTCCACACACTTGGGGAGGATATTATCTCTCTTAGCCAATCTGCTTTCTCTTCATTTAAAGGCAGCGACATAACCGAACCACTTTTTGTAGAGTCTACATTTAAAACCTCTAGCCCTCCATTATACACATTTGCATCTCTTAATGTGTCTGATTGGTAGTTTCCTTTAGTAGGAGCATTATCAGATGGGTAAGGGCGAGGTATAGTGCCTTGCGAAATACCTACTCCTAACGCAAATCTGTTTGGCTTTGTTCTTAATATAACATCTTTATTGGATTCATAAGATACTTTAGCATCTCCCTTAAAAGTATGTGAATCTATGCCTCCTGCTTTATTTAACCAATAAATTCTAACATATGGTCGTTTAGATTGGTGCCACCACAGTCCTTTACATCTAATTTTATCTGAATTAGTAGCGTAATCTGTTCTTAATTCGGTATAATAAATACCTGCATACATACCTCCTGCTGCACTGTAATTAGGCGAGCTCCTTTCTCTATCTCTATCTATTTTGTACCATCTATATTCAAATAGATTGTTTTTTACAACTCCTGTGCCATTTCCTTGCGTAGTAGTTACAGTGGTTCCAGAAACACTATAGTAAGCTATATCATCATTTAAGAACAAAGCATTTTCAGGAGTTCCTGTTACCCCATCTGTATCTATTCTATATCTTGTGTATGTTGTGCCTCCCTGCTCCCAAATGTCTAAAACAGGCGAGCTATCATGAATACAATTTGCATTTATAAAAACAGGAGATACGTTTTGACAGAGAGGTGTTAAATGCTGTCTAGGCCAAACATTTAAAGCGGTTGCAGGGTCAGGCCCACTACCTCCCCCTATATCTGCTCTAGGTCTTAAGCATTGATTCCAATCGTATAGCCTAGCAGTTCTCACAAGCACACCACTAGAGTCGTAAGCACTAACCTTCATGTATGTGTCAGCTATTAAATCAGAGGTGTTGTTTGATCCGAAAGCTGAGTTTTCTGGATTAGGGCTACTAGCTGAATTTTGCCATATACTCAAATTATTAATATCTTTCTGAGTCCAATAAAGAACCTCATTATTCTCATTCATTCTCACATCTTTAGCTATTCTTATTCCGTATTCAGAATCAGATACATAATCATAATTAGGGCATAAAGACTGAGCCTGTCTAGGGTAAATGCTAGAAGCTCCCCAACCTCTCTGCATAAATAGCGTGGGACTACCATAAATTGATGAAGGTTGGTTGTTGTCATAGTCAGGAGCACTATTGATAATAAAATACCCATTAGAATCTTCAACCATACTTTGTGATTTAGTAGCTTCTCTTACCACTCCATCACTATCAATAACCTCTGTTTTGTATAGCACCTTTATGCATCTGTATGTTCCATTTTTACTTACAATAAAATTATCCGTCCATACATTTTGAGCAAGATTGTCTTGCCTTCTTGCACCTCCGTTGAGCCCACCGTACCTCCAATCAGTGTACGTTCCCTTACCATGCGGAAGTAAGCTATAGCTTAGTAAGTCTCTACATACCTCGCTAATATCTACTGTAAAAGTATGCCCATCAGGAACTTCAATCCCATCTCCCCCTTGCGACTTGTCTTTATCACTTATATTTCTTATATCTCTTGATTTTCTTATAGAAGCAACTAATGACCAATCATCAGGAAATAAACCTACATTCTGATTGTCAATACATTGGTAAACCTCAAAAATAACATTTACCACATCTCCATATTGATTATTAGGATTATCAATCCAATTAGAAGCTAGAGCTTCTTCAGACTCATTTAAAGAACCACTATTCCAAATCACACTATGTATTAGGGGTTGATTAGCTGAATGTATATTAGCCCAACTGTTCCAAAAATTCCTTGCTCTGTTAAGACCTCCTGCTGCACTGTTATTAGGCCCTTGTACTTCTGTTAATGTTCCATTTATTCCTATTGCCATGTCTTAATATATTCTATATTTTTTATTTAAGTAGTCTATCACTTTAGCTGTGTCAAAATCATTTAATTTTTTATCATAAATAATAACTTCCTGAAGGTCGCCATCCAAATATCTAGTTGCGGATTTTTGCGTTCCCCCAACTGTAAACTTATTGTTTTGAAATGAGGTTCCTAAAACAAAGACAGGATTCGTATTCTGAAGATTACTTATAGAGTTTGCAGAGTCATGATAGTCAAAGTGTATTGTTTGACTTGTTTTTCTTAATGCAGCTATATGATGCGTACCTGTGTTTACAGTTCCTGTATTAACTGTCATTAATGATGTTCCATCTCCCACAGAAACTTCATAATTACCACCTGCATTTGTTCCCATCTCTATAAAAGAGCCATCTGTCGCATAATAATATCCAACTGAGGCATTACTTACTGAATTTATCTTGCTTACTTCAAATATTGAAAATTCTAACTCTGTTGGTGCTCCTGTAATAAAGTTGTTATCTGAAATTAAAATATTACTATTAGTTGCGTTAAAATTAAGCGTTGTTTTGTCTGAAGCACCATTATAGCTGTATCGTAATGGCTGTAACGAGGTAGTGCCTTGATTAGCACCATTAGAATTCCCTGATCCGTCCCCCACTACGCTTACTCTCTTGGTAGGAATGTCAAATGTAACATTACTATCTGCTCTTAACCATGAAACTAAGCCACTCAACTGATTAGGATATGTAGATTGAGGTCTAAAACACTTGCTTAACACCCTCCATGTAAAAGTCATTTTAATCTGAATGAGTTGATCGTTAGCCACCTCTTTGTTTCTTTCTACAGTAACGCTTTCATCTTCTAAAAAAGCAAGTATTGGAGCAAAAGCCTGATAGTATTTTAGAAAATTGTCTAGCCATTCTGTCCCTAAATCCTGTAGATTCTCCCATCTTTGGTCTATAGCCTCATTTTGTTGGGCTGTTCTATTGTATAAATCAGAAAAGTAAACCTCAAAGGTATAGTTTTCCCAACCATTATTAAGCCCTACCTCTGGAAATACGGACGTTGGGGGTGTTATTAGTAGTGATGGGTATTGTGTGTTATGATTATCGTTAAATTCTTCTGTATATCCAAAGAACTTATCCCCATAAGTCCACTTAGACTTCATTACCGTTACTACATCTGTTAATTTTATTGCCATATTTTTAGTTCACTTGGTTTGGATTAGCAATTTTCTCGCTAACCTTTGATTCGTACTCGTTCTTAGCTGTTATCCAACTCAAATAAGTCATTACTTTATAAAGATTAGTGTCTTTTACGCTGTCTATACCATTTTTACCGTCCATCTTGAACACACCTTTCTCAGCTAGTATATAAAGGCTATTTAACCATCCAAATGGTTTTATATAAACCTCCATGAGTCCTTTTGTTTTAACTTCCATCATAGATTTTCTTTTTTCTCCAAAGACATACTTAAAAGTGTCTGCAATCTGCTGCTTTGATTGGTCAAAAAAAAAGCGAACTCCATTACTGTGTCCATTTTTAATTTTTTAAACTTTTCAGTTTTTTCAGGTATTAAATCCTCATCATATTCTTCCCCTACTCTTCTGCATAATATAGCCATTTGCTCAGGAAGAACATCATACCTTCCATTTTTCATATTTTCAATATTCATGTCAAGCTGAGTAGACTCAATAAAATCCCCATATGTGTTGTTTCTAAGAAATTCTGATGGAAAGTTATAAGTCTCGCCTTCAAACTCAAAAGATTTCATTCCTTTTGGCACATATTCTTTAGTGAGCACTCCAATAGTATTTATCACTTCCGTAATCTGATTCATATCTACTCTTTTTACATCTTCCTTATCCATTTTAGCTATAAAAGCAAAAATATCTCTATTCAGCTTCATCTCGTCTAAAAATTCAATATCACTAAGAAGTTTTTTCATGTCTTTCTCTCCTTCAAACTTCTCTTTATAATGATTTTTTTTAAGCTCATTATCTTTCTGATGCTTAGATATTATAGACGTGAGTTCCGCCCAATAAGATACCGTTATATCTTTCCATTCAGTAGGGATTTCTAAATCCAACCACTCCTCATTTTCTTTTAATCTAATTGTTATGCTCATTTTTTTTATTAGTAGTTAATATTTCTTGCTGCATTGTTTCTTTTGCATGTATATCTTGCAGTATATCTGTAGTTTCTCCAATAAAATTTACCGTTGTTTCAAATAGCTCATCACTTAATTCTTCAATAAACTCATCATTGGTGTCATTTTTAATCCCTGCTAAAAATCCCATTGTAGCATAAAGCATTAAATTTGGTGTCATATACGCCCACTCATTTCTCCTGCTAGAAGTTTTGACCATTTTATTAAATGAGTTTGTGTAATTTACAATATTTATCAATATCTCATTAAAATCCATGAATTTTTTAACGGTATAGCTGTCTGTAGCTTCAAAAACAGTAGCCTTTACAGAATTTACATATTGATGTAAAATTTCCTCATGTTTTTTATTTAAGCTAGCTAATTCCATAATTCTTCTTAATATTTCGCAATTATATGATTTTTTTTTATATTACACTAGAAGTTTTTGGAAATCAAGAAAAATAAACCACTTTGCTTCCACTCCACATGTTTTTTGTGATAGCCATTACCAAGCAGTCCACCATATCATCATGTTTGGCAGATGGAAATTTCACTAGCTGCTGCACAAACTCCTCGTTCCATTTCCCATTTAACAAACTAACCCTTCCTGACTCTAAAGAAGCTGAAATATCCTGAACTCTAGCTACTTTGTCTTTAGATGGCGGCTTATCTTCTCTAATATTCAGCCCTGTTTCTTTTTTTAGGGTTTGAACTATTGATTTTCCAGACGCTTTTGGCTCTACATAAATCCTACTTCTATTGGTGTACCCATTTTTCTGAACCCATTGAGGAATAAACTTAACTAAGTCAGGAAATTCTTTATAAACATTTATGCAGTCTATTATCTGCCATCTATTATCTTTAAATATATAGGCGAGTAATGCAGAGGGGTCGTTCTTTTCGTTTGAGGTATATGCAGGGTCAATCACAAAATCAACTGTTGTTTGCTCTCCAATCTCTGCCATTTTAAATTTATCTATTTTTAGCCACTCTGATTTTATCATGCCAGAGTTTAGAGGGGTTGGTGTTTGCATAAGTTGCCCTGCATAACCATAACTACCCAAAGCCTGTTTATAATCATCAAGAATTGTTTTGCTAAATCTATCTGTCCAAAAGAGCCCATCTTCATCGTAATTGGATTGTAATTTTTTTGGCTTAACATCATCTGAAAGCTCTGCAGGTATGCAAATATGTTGATATTTTAGTCTGCTATCATTTCCATATAATAAAAATCCACTCAAATCGTTATCATGTATTCTTTGCATAATAACTATTCTAATTCCTGTAAGAGGATTGTTCAATCTTGAGTAGAATGTTGTTCTATACCATTCGTTAGCATTTTCTCTTTCTATTTCTGATGCTGCATGCTGAGGGGATACAGGATCATCCACAATTAAAAAATCTCCACCCTGACCTGTAACTGTCCCTCCTACCGAAGTCGCCCTCCTTACCCCAAGAAAATTATTTTCGTATCTTGATTTTAAGTTTTGGTCTTTTTTGATGTTAAATAATTCCCCCCATCTATCTTTAAACCATTTTGAATTTATTATATCTCTACTTCTTGTAGAGTGCTCTATAGAAAGTTCCGCAGAATATGATGCTGTTATAAATCTAAATTTTGGATTTTTTATCCATGCCCATACAGGAAACATAACTGTAACGAGAAGTGATTTTGTAGAACGAAAGGGTATATTAATTACTATGTCTTTCGTTTTTGGCTTATTAGCTATTATTCTTTCTGCTTCTTCTTGTAAAATATCACATAGATATTTATGATGCCAATTAGTAGACAGCTCAATAGAAGGTTCAACAATATGCCAAGCCTGTTGGAAAAATTCATAAAACGATAATTCGCATAACTTCTTTTTTAATGCAAATTTAAGTGCTTCATCAGTTGTTTTCAATGTCATCAAGTTTTGATCTTAGCTCCTCAATGCTCACATCATCATTCAACTCAATTTTAACTTTTTTTGTTGTGTTATCGTTTATTTCAGAAGATGTAAGTTTTGGAACTGTATAGTTAAGTAGTTTTGAAACTGCATTTATATATGCTTCAGGATTTTGGTCAAATAATTTATCTAATGCCATTCTTATTTTGGTTGAGTGCCCTTCCAAGGCCCAAGTTAAAGCATTCCTGCTAATTTTATTAACTACAACATTATTTTTCTCTCCTTTCTTTCTTCCTTCTGTATTTATTTTTCCTCCATTAGGAAAATATTTTTCAGAAGTATTTTTATAAGGGTTTAATTTGTTGAGGTTACTCTCTCTTAGTTTATGTCTTTTATCTTCACTCATGATATAAATTTTTTATTTTTTTTGCTAGGGCATCAAATAATGAATTTGATTTATCAATCTGCTCTAACTTTTTTATTGCCCAATTAATCATAGAAGTACCTCCCCAACAATCCCACATAAGACCTCCGCAGCCTTCATCATAAGGAACGTCTTTGTGTTGTTGATGTCTTTTAAATGAAGCAACTCTGGCAATGGTTGAACGAGAAAGTTTTTCTCTATTGGCGATTTGGCTTGCCCTTTTTTTGCCTACATCAGTCCCACAAGAACCCCATCCGTTTTCATCTACCCATTTTAACGCCCTTTTTGCGTTATTAGTTGCAGATTGCGGATAGTCATTATAAGTTTCAGCCACTATAGTTTTTTTATAGCTTTTGTTATTCTATCTATATAATCATCAAGCTCATCATCTAACATTGATTTAGTAAGTTTAGAATAAGCATTTTCTAATTTATCATCTTCTTCGTCTATCATCTCTATTAGCTTTCCTGCTGCTTCAAAAACATCATTATATCCAAACTGACTTGCTCTCTGTCTTATTGCCGATAGTGCACTTCTATATATTTTTCCATCTTTCCCAAATGGGAATTTATATCTATCTTTAGTATCTTCACTTGCATCTTCATTTTCAAGCAAGAACCATTTAGCATAGTTTTTCCAATCATCTCCATCTTCTCCAAGTAATGCATTTCCATCTTCAGAGCTAAAGCTCCAATCAGAGTCTCTATCTATATTATCACTTTCAACTAGAGATGATGCATTGTCATAGCCTTTGCTATTTAATCTTGATTTAGCATAAATCTCTTCTTCCTCTTCTTTTTCTTTCTCTATATCTTCTTCTAAATCTTCCTCCTCTTCTCTTTTTTCATAAGTGAATAAAATAATCATTGGCTCATCTCCATCTCTACCTACCTCAACCATAAGTTCCCCATCTTCATGAAGGGCTTCCATTTGGTCTTTAGTAAAGTTATAAGTAAAGTCTACAGGCTTATCTGATTTTGGTTTTACAGTTTCCTCAAGGTATTCTCCTTGATTTGCTAATTGACAATCTTCTAAAGTTTCATATTGACACTCTCCTGTTTGTCCCCATTTATATTTTCCGTTTTCGCATTCCTCGCAAGGCATAATTTCTGTTTTTAATTTTTTATATTTTTTTAT